CTGCTAAGACTCGTAAGTTAAAAGCAAGCTGGACACCAGAATTTGCACAAGATTTAAATGCATATCACTCAGTTGATGCTGAAGGTGAATTAACAGCAATGTTATCTGAATACGTTTCTATGGAAATTGATTTAGAGATCATGGATATGTTAATCTCTGCTGCAGCTACTACTGATTACTGGTCTGCAAGAACTAATGAAGTTTGGAATGGTTCTACATTCATTTCTGATCCTAACGTATCAGGTAATGCATATGTACAAGGAACTTGGTTTGCAACTTTAGGTACTAAATTACAAAAAGTGTCTAACCAAATCCATGCTAAAACATTACGTGGTGGTGCTAACTTCTTAGTTTGTTCTCCAAACGTATCAACTATTTTAGAGTCTATCCCAGGATATGCTGCTGATGGTGATGGCGAAAAAATGAAGTATGCAATGGGTGTACAAAAAGTAGGTGCTTTAACTAGCCGTTACACAGTGTACAAAAATCCATACATGCAAGAAAACACAGTATTAATGGGCTTTAGAGGTAACCAATTCTTGGAAACAGGTGCGGTATACGCTCCATACATTCCATTAATGTTAACTCCTTTAGTTTACGATCCAAATAACTTCATTCCACGTCGTGGTGTAATGACTCGTTATGCTAAGGTTGTAACGAGACCGGAATTTTACGGAAAGGTATACGTAGGAGCTTTAAACAACTACTAGTAGTAATCTTATTTAATTTAAAGACCCCATCCAAAAGATGGGGTTTTTTATTATCCGTTGGTATTTTGGAATTTTATGGGTATAGTTATATAAAACAAATAATATGAAAACTCATTATATATACAAACTAACAAGTCCTAGTGGTAAAGTTTACATAGGTAGAGCTGTACATTTTAAGAAAAGAATGACAACACACAAACACACTGCAAAGAGTGGTGTAAAAAGACCATTATATGAGGCAATAAGAAAATATGGTTGGGATAGTTTTGTAAAAGAAATAATTGACACTACAGTAGGCGATCAATCAGCTTATGATTTAGAATTAAAATACATAACAGACTATGATTCGATAAATAAAGGTTATAATGTAAGTTTAAAAACAAGTGATGGTGGAAATAAATGGGAAGGAAGAGAACATACATCAGCATTTCAAGCACTTGTAGATGTTTCAAGAATAAATAGAACTGGAGTTGGTAATGGTATGTTTGGTAAACAGCATTCTGAAGAATCAAAAGAATTACAAAAAGCAGCAGCAGTAGGAAGATATAGTTTAGATTGGTTTATTCAGAGACATGGTATAGATGAGGGTACAATCAAATATGAAGAGAGAGGATTATGGTTGAAAACTAGAAACCTAAAGAAAGATGAAAATGGTAGGTTTATTAAAGGCTAAGACTATTTATAGAAAAGCGTTACATTATGGAACAACAACCAACAAAGGTTAGTAATTTAGAAAAAAGAAAACCAAAGAGTTCAGTTAAGTTTAAAATCGAATTAAATGAAGAACAGAAAGTTGCGAAAGCAGTTATCTTCGATAATCCAATAGTATTGTTAAAAGGTATGGCAGGATCTGGAAAGACTTTAGTGGCTTGTCAGATAGCTTTAGATATGTTCTTTAAAAGAGACATAGAAAAGATTATTATAACAAGACCTACGGTGTCTAAGGAAGAAATAGGCTTCTTACCAGGAGATCTTAAAGAAAAGATGGATCCATGGTTAGCACCCATTTATGCGAATCTATACATGCTATATAACAAAGATGCTATCGATAAGATGGTACTTGATGGAAATATAGAAGTTGTACCATTTGCATTTATGAGAGGTAGAACATTTCCAAATAGTTTTGTTATTGTGGATGAATGTCAAAATATCACACACTCACAAACTGAAATGATGTTAGGTCGTTTAGGTAAAGGTGGTAAGATGGTATTCTGTGGTGACTTAGCTCAAGTGGATTTAAAGAGTAAAAAAGATTCTGGTATTGCATTCTTTCCTAGATTAGAAGAAAGAGTAAAGGGTGTTAGAATTGTATCTTTGAAGAAGAATCACAGACATGAGATTGTAGAGGATGTACTCAAAACTTATGATGAGTTCAGAGACGTATAATAAAATACAAATACTTAAATTTTAATCTTAAATCAGAACTATTTATATGTAAAGTAATTACCTATGAATATTCAGATATGGCCAGGATCAAGTAGTTTTTCAACTATGTCAGCATCCTTTTATACAGGTTCTAGTACAACTAGGCCAACTCCATTTGGGTACTATGATGGTGATGCATCTTTTAAAGTAGAAGCAGATAAAGTTGCTGACTGGTGTGCTAAGAGATTGGGTTATCCAATTATGGAAGTTGAACTACAAGATGTTCATTTCTTTGCAGCATTTGAAGAAGCTGTTACTGAGTTTAGTACTCAAGTTAATATGTACAATGCTAAAGATTATATGCTTACGTTAGTAGGTACTTCAACATCAAACCAACTTAGTGGAAGAACTATAGCACCTAATATGGGTAGAACTATAGAGTTAGCTAAGAACTACGGTAATGAAGCTGGAAGTGGTGGTAATGTAGATTACAAAAAAGGATATGTAAACTTAGTTCCAGGACAACAATCTTATGACTTAGATGCTTTATGGGGTAATACTATAGAGTCAGGAAGTAAGATAGAAATTAAGAGAGTTTATTATGACTTTGCTCCAGCAATCACAAGATATTTTGACCCTTATGTAGGCACCGGAGCAGGCACTCAGCAGATGTTAGACAGCTTCGGTTGGGGATCTTACTCTCCGGCCGTTTCTTTCCAAGTAATGCCTATATACGCGGATTTACTGCGTATACAAGCGATTGAAATGAATGATCAGATTAGAAAGAGTACTTACTCTTTTGAATTGAGAAATAACAAGTTAAATATGTTTCCAATTCCAACAGTTGATTATAAAATGTGGTTTGAATATGTTGTGGTTGAGAGTAGAAATAATCCATTAAAATATCCAACTGGCTCTGTAAGTGACTTAAGTAATGTACCTTTTGGTAGAGTTCAATTCACTAAAATTAAAGATATAGGTGTTCAATGGATTTACAAGTATGCATTAGCTACAAGTAAAGAAATGTTAGGTTTAATTCGTGGTAAATATTCATCTGTTCCAATTCCAGGAGCTGAGACAACTTTAAATGGAGCTGATTTAATTGCTCAAGGTAGAGAAGATAAATTAGCATTAATAACAGATTTAGGAGTATTACTTCAATCTATGACAAGACAAGGTCAGATGGAAGCAGAAACAATTGTAGCTACAAGCTTAGCAACACAACTAAGTAAAGTACCTTTATACATTTATATCAGATAACATGGCTCTTTTTGGCTCATCCAGAGATATTAGTTTTATTAAAAAGATAAACAAAGAACTTATTGAAGATATTATTCAACAAGAGGTAGATTACTACAAATATTATTTACCAGAAACTAAAGGAGTGGATGATAACTTATATGGAGAGGGTTCAACACAAAAAACATACTATACTGCAGTAAGATTACCATGCTTAATAGAAAGAGGCGACCAAGCATATGTACAAGATGATCAATTTGGTATTGATGTAACTCAAACAATGACGTTTAGTTTTCTAAAACCAAAGTTAAGAGATGCATCATTAGTACCAGCTGGTGGTGATATTATAGAAGTAAGAGGCGCTTATTATGAAATTGATCAGGTAAATGAAAATCAATTTTTTATGGGTAAGGATGGAGATTATGGAAAGAGTGTTGGTTCTGAATTTGGTGAGAGTTTAAGTATAATTTGCATAGCTCACTTTACAAGAATAGCAAGATTACAAATCACTAAAGCAAGACATTAATGTATACTAGAAAGCCATTACCAAAAACACAGTACGAGTTAAGCAAAGGTGAAGAAAACCATGCTTTTGATCGTGCTAATGATGTTAGGAGAGATGATGACACTAGCAAAGAGTTGTCTATTGGGTTATATGATATAGATTACGCCATTAAGTATTACTTTAATGAGGTCATTAGACCTGAGATTATAGAGTATGGTAATAAGGTAAAAGTTCCAGTAATGTATGGATCTCCTGAAAAATGGAAGAATATACAAGCTGATGGTTACTTTAGAGATGATAATGGTAAGATTCAATCACCACTGATATCATATAAAAGAACTGGTATAACTAAGAATAGGGGTTTATCAAGTAAAATAGATGCTAACTTTCCAAGTTTATACTATACACAAGAACAAAAATATGGTCAAGTTAACAAATACGATCAGTTTAGCGTTTTAACTAATTCAAAACCAATTAAAACATATATAAACACAGTAATTCCAGACTATATTGACGTTACTTATGACGTGATTATATGGACTGACTATGTTGATGGAATGAACTCTATATTGGAATCTATAATTTATACAGAAGGTTCTTATTGGGGTGATACAGAAAAGTTTAAATTCAGATCTAAAATAGACAACTTTACCAATATTACTGATCTAATGCAGGATGCTGATAGAGTAGTACGTACAACCTTTACTTTAACTTTATATGGTCAAATAGTTCCAGATGTTTTAGCTAAGCAATTAAGTAAAAAACAATCTGAGAAAACTTTTAGTGAGAGACAAATTGTAATGGAAGTAACACCAGATGTAGATCCAGCAGTATTCCAACAAAAAGAAGAAGTACGAGTAGGAGCTCCAACAACATTTATTGCTTCAGTAGCTCGTACAAGTGTTAATCCTGCTTCATTAGCCGATGCAACTATAGTGAATTATCTATATACTAATAAAACTATACAGGCTACAACAGTTGAAGTACCAAATAAAGCTTATTTTACTGGAGCATTTTTAGCAGCTCCCTCAACATTACCAGCAACAAGTGTAACAAATTTTAATTTCTTTATAAATGGCCAATTTATTGAACCATCAGCTATTGTGAGCTTTGCTGAAAGTTCTGGAATATGTACATTAGTAATAGATACAACACAATTGGGCTTTACATTAGCATTAACAGACGAAATAGTAGCAATAGGAAAATTCGCATAACATGGCATTAATAAGAGGAGGACAAATATCAGGTAGTGTTGCAAGTGCAAGTTTTGCACTAACAGCATCATATACATTAACAGCTTCATATGTAACAACAGCTCAAACCGCTAGTTATGTTTTAAATACTGTAAGTGCTTCTTATTCATCAACAGCTTCATATAGCTTAACATCGCTAAGTAGTTCATATGCTTTAACATCAAGTTATTCAAATAATTCTACAACTGCTTCATATGTTTTAAATGCTATAAGCGCATCTTATGCATTAACAGCTTCGTATGCCTCAAATATACCTGTAACTGCAAGTTATGCTCTAAATACTTTAAGTGCATCATATGCTGCAACTGCATCTTATGTAGCAACATCACAAACAGCCAGTTATGTAAACACAGCTTCATACGCCTTAACAGCTTCGTATGCAGTAAATGCCTCTTCAACACCTACTTTTCCTTACACCGGAAGTGCTTTAATTACAGGTAGTTTAGAAGTAACTGGTTCGTTAAAAGTATCAGCAGGTATAACAGGTTCTTTATTTGGAACTGCGTCATATGCTAAACAAGCATTAAGTTCATCATTTGCTACAACAGCATC